GGTTCTAGATTTCGTCTAATAAAATTAATAATATCTATTCTATTTGTAAATTTAAACGACAGCACAGATTCGTCTTGTTGTTTATAAATGTATCCGTCACTGCCAAACACATTGATACTGCTGTACTTGCCAGTGGCATCAAGAATATCAAAATTTCTACTGATGCCGCTGCTAGTTCTGTTTACTGCCTTGATTTTTACAATGTTCTGTGACCCTAGCAGTGGTGCAAGATTATAATCTTCTGCGGTGATCATTCTATTTTGAGTGTAATAGACTGCAGGAGCATTGGCACGAATGGTATCTATATCTTCCGAGGCTGCGGAATTGGCCACTGTATTTTGTAGAGCAAGGCCAATAGTCAGTGTATGTTCTACGTTATTTTTGTTGCGGTACACTACAGAAATATTGATTCCTTTCAATTCATTCGGATATATGGTATATGATAAACCATTGCTGGTTCTATAAAATACTCTGAACGATCCCTGTGGCAGATTACCGTAGACGCCGTCGGCGAACACAAGATCGATGTTGTCATTTTCTTTGGTGTTGATAGCATAAATGTTACGTATGTCTTGTGTTATGCTGTTATATGCTATGTTGTTACCTACTAGAGACGATACCTTAGTCCATTCCTCTAACTGAGCACCCTGTGAATTTAAAGAAAACAACCATACGTCATCATTGTTGATGTTGCCTGCGTCTACAGCAATTTTTTCATTGGTAGTCGGCACTGTTACTGTAAAATCTGCTAATTCCAAGCTGCCCTGTTTAAACAATATAAAAAATCCTGTGTTGGCACTGCCTGGTCCGGATCCATCATTTTTGTACACAAATCCTAATTGATTACCCGGCACTGGAGGTTCTTCATATATATTTTCACTGTTTTTAAAAGCTGTGCTTACGATTTCAAAATTCACACTTCTGCTGGCCACAGTTTTAGAGAATGAAAACAAAGGTACATCAGAGTTTGCTGTACGGAATCTATATTGTTCTGTGGGAATGCCTTGTATGGTCGCAGATCCTTGACTGCGACCAAATTCTGTGTTGTCTGCCATAGCTGAGTTTAGAACAGTAAGAAATTGTTCTAGCCAGTTAGCGTTGGTAGGATCGTTCCAGGTTATTAATTGCTGAGCAAGATTTTTTCCATTGCTGTCTAAGATATTGTCGGTGGTTCTAACTGTAGTAAATTTCAATAAACCGCTTGCAGCCACAGTGCGTTTGGCATTATAACTCAGCATGCGAGCTATGCGCAGCACACTTTCTTTGGTTTCTGCAAGTTCAATGAAATTTTCTCTGCTGGCAAGATCTATACGGAATGCCAGGCTTTGTCCTAGAAATGCTACTGCATCAATCAATGCCATGTATTCAGAACTTTCTATGTAGTCATTGAAATCTTCTGGATAATTTTCACGTAGATATGTGATGATGACTCTGCGCAGATTTTCAAAGTCGTAGCTGCGGAAGTCAGCGTTTTTAAACGTCTGATAGATCCTGGTCCAATCTTGATTCAGTATGAGGTTGTTTTGTCTGCTGGTTGTGGTCATACCAATATTTACCCTTAAAAATAAACTGCTTAGTTAATCACATTGTTGTTTTTGTCAAAATTCAAGGTCATGCGTTCTGTGATGTTGAATGGAATGTAGACTAAATCTGCCTGAATTCGCATGCCTTGATCTGTGCTGTCTATGTTGATTTCGGTGACTGCAAATCTAGGATCATAGTTGATGATAGCTTCTACATCCTTGGCTATGATTTCTTTGACATCTGGTGTGAAAGGTTCAAACAGCATGTCCCAGATCACTGTGCCAAATTCTGGGTTTTCTAACTTTTCGCCCTTGCGGATATAAAAATGATTGATTAAATCCTGTTTAACAAGATTGATATCGTATAGTTTGAAGTTCTTACTGGCTTCGCTGGAACTGAACCCTTTGTAGGTGAATTGTCCTTGATTCTGTGTCACAGTAGCAGAACGTTGTGCTGCTGTCTGTTGATTGTATAGTCTTGTGGCCATGATTAAATATCCCTATCTGTTTTGTCTGGGGTTAGCAGATCCGGTGCTCGGTGTTCATGCAAAACCCAGGGTTCATGCATGGGTATGCGTTTCATGAAACTCTTCACAATGCCTGCTTGGTAACGCTGATCCCAACCTGCTGCCGTACTAGTAGCTGGATTATCTCTGAGATCGTATGGTCTTACAAAGTCGGCAGACGCAGCAGTTTCTGCATTGTTTGGGCCATTGAAATTGATTTTAGTACCGTTGAGTTTGAGTTCAGAACCGCTACCGAGATTTATGTCTGAAGTAGAGCTGATCTTAGTTTCTGCTCCAGACGCTATATCTAAATCATTGTTAGTGGATATTTTAGTCTTGGCTCCTACTAGTATGTCAAGATCAGCACCAACTGTGAGTTTGGCATCTGCGTTGATTAGAAACTCCATGTCTGTGGCGATTTCCGCATGCCACTTGCCTGTTTCAGTTCTCATATTGATATTTCTGCCGGCTTCTAGATTTATATCTCGATCAGCACGTATGTTAAGATCCTGTTGAGTATGCACACTGATGCTGTCTTCAGCATATACGTCTATCTTGCCATTACTGGTAAGTTCTATCCATGCAGTCCCGCGAGCATTGGCAATATAGATTAGGTCTTCTGAATTATGCATCAATATCTGATGGCCAGTCCTAGTTCTTACTCTAAAGTATTCACTGGCTGGGATGGTTGCAGAACCAGTGTCACCTTTTCGTTGATTTTCTGCATCCAATAGATCAATGTACTTTACCGGTCCGTCAGCAGCGGAAGTGGCTCTATGAAATCTGTCATTGCCATCGTCCATGACCAACTGTGTGCCACCTAGTCTACTCACAGGCACCGTGGCCAAACTGTCTGACTTGCCTATCTGCTGTTTTTTTGCACCGACTCTGCGATCAAGAGGACCTGGAGTAGATATACCAAACACCATACTAGGAGCTTCTCGTCTCGGCGAGCTTGTGTTAAATCCTCTAACATCGTCCTCTAACAATCCTTGCTCGAGGAATCTATCTGCAATTGGATGCACTACTCTAGGAAATTTTTCGGGATCGATCTGTTGCTCATCGCCGTTGATGCGTTTGTTGATTTCAGCTACAGGCAAGGGTAATGATGTGTCACCGTATCTTTTTTTATCTTCAGCATCAAGAGTGTTCACAGTGCTACCGGCAATAGCCGGAACCATGTGATTAATATTAACACCCGGCACACAGGCAAACCAAAATCCTGCTGCAGGATCTCCATTCACAAACAACACCAATACATTGACTCCTACATCGGGTGGCACAAACCACATACCATATGATTTCTGGGTGTCATTGAATCCGTCTATGGTTGATTTAGTTCCATCATTCTTGCCCATGAACTCGAATGGAGTGTATCCAAAAAATGGCGATGCGTACTTGACAATAAAAGTTTGACTGTCCTCGCCGGATGTATTTGACTGGTCCTTCAACAAGGTAACTTCGATTGACCCATTGAATGAAGGATCAAGATGACTTATCACCCTGGCAATATAGATACCAGTGGTTAATCCACCACTCCTGTCTGCATCGTCAACTGACGGTCTTGATAATTCAGCCATTAATTTTTTCCTAGATCTCGATAATACCTAAATCCAACTCTTCTTTGAGATTGGTTCGGAGCAGCACTTGTAGCAGGTGCAGCGGCATTCGCAACAGAGTCGGCGCCAACATTAGAATTACCGGAACTGTTGTCTACAACAGATGTCTTTGGTGGTTCTTTCTCACCTATTTCAGTGGCTGGGGTATCAGCCTTGGTCGTCACCACCAACTTATCATATTCTTCTCCAGTTTCTGGGTTGATGGCTCTTACAGTCTCAGGCCCTTGCGGTCCTGGCATTCTTATACATTTTAATTTTTGTTTCCAATTTCCATCATTGAATGTATTTTCACAGGATACCACCCTATATATACCACCAAATGCACTTTCCTTTCCCGATATTGAAAAATCATATAAACCTGTTTCTTGGTTTATATCGGCTGGAGTTCTAAATGTCATGTAGATGTAAACGTTGCCGCTTTCGTAGTTCATAGTGCCATCATCTGTGATCTGGGCTGTGGGTGAAGCAGCACCCACAAAATAATTACTCATTCCCGAATCTATCAACCAATAAGGATCACCAAGTATTTCAAGATTTACTGTGACCATGTCAGCACTGCTGCCGCTAATAAATGCTTCTTGAAAATTTTCTGCAACGTTTTGTTCGACTGTTTTGTAGTCAGAACCGCCTTTGAATCCTTTCAATAGTCTAGGATCACGCATTGGTCTGGATCTACCAGTTTGAGCACCTTGCACTTTTTGACCTGCCTGTCCTTTACCTGTTTGGGTAGAAGAATTTTTTGTTTCAGATCCAAATTGATCTTGTGCGGCAGTTTTAGCAGCATCGGCTTCTGGTTTAGGATTTGCTCCTGCATAAAATAAATTATTGATGTCGATACTGAAACTAAGGATGTCGACATTTTGTCCGGTATAGATATATTGATATTCTTTAACAACATCTTTCATGAGTTCTGCATATCCCACTGGTGCGGACGTGGCATTGGCAAATATACTTTGATGTACTAGATACGGCACAACTCTGTAAGTGATCTTTTTTGCGTAATCTCCTGTGAGCTTGTCAGGTTTTAATAGCTCTAGTTGCACATCTAGTTTGAACCACTTGATGAATCCCTGTGGTGTGAGATTTTGTGGCTTCAATGCATTTGTGGCATATTCTGAACTGAGAATAATTTGATTGATAATTGCGGTCAATGACTGACTCTGGCCGAATTGAAAGGCTCGAGTTTTTGGATCTATGGTCATACCATCTCTGATTAACACCCCTGTTTTTTCATCGTATTGATCGCCGGCTCGCTTGAAAACGGCTTTACCACCGGAACTCTGATCAAATCCCAAACTCGCAGAGGCTATGTAGTTCTGATCTAAAAGCTGAGGATCCTTTTTAATCACATCGGCCGGCACTGCTACTATCTGCTCTTTTTTTCCAAGATCAGCTGTGGCTCTTTTTATTTCTGCTTGACTTCCTGCTGAACTTTGCCAGTCACTGGAAAGTATGGGAAACTGTATCACATATTCATCTGTTTCGGTGATTTTGCCGTCGGCTTTTAATTTTTTTTCATTGTCGTTGAGATAGGCTACGAGACTGCCTTCGCTGCCTGACAACAGATCAAACACAAGACCAGGCCCGCTGGCAACTAGTTTTACATCACTGTAAGTGGTATTGATGACATCAGAAAATCCCTGATGGTTATATGGAATAGCTTCTACCTTGTATACACTGCCTCCTTCATTG